ATGTCAATTAAATTCGACAGCCAAAGCTGTATTTTGGCTTTAAGACAAGAATTAATGTTCTCTATGAAGCAACTGCAACAAGAACTTTTAAACGAAGCTAAACAGCGAATGAATACCCCAGAAGGCAGAGAAAGTTTAACTGACGGAGATATAACAGATATTGCTAATGTGATAAGTGTTTCAATTGTTGGTGGTGCTTGGGCTGCTATGGATTCCTACGGTACTGGCTCATTAATGGATGAGAGCAATCCTACTTTAGCTGACTATAAAAACAGCGACCTTTGGAACCCCGCAAGACGGGATAACAAAATTCGTTCAAGACAAGCTGGCATACCTTATACAGATATATTCGGAAATGAAAAAGTAAGTCGTTCTCCAAAGGCTGGCTATGACTTGGAACAAAAAGGCGGTAAATATGCCCCTACTCCCCCATCTTATGCGATACAAAATGCAGTGCGCTGGATGAAGAACGGACGTATGCAAAGGCTGATTAAAGAAACCATTGCAATATTTAACTTTGGCAAATTTATAATAACTGATAAGAGGTGATTAAAATGTTCAATCCCTCCAAAGACCTCACGGAAGTACAAAGAATTTTAATTAATGACAGTAAAATATTAGAACTCATGGGACTAACGAATGCAGCTCCTGTTGACAAGGCTAAAAGAATTATAAAGCGAAGTAAATTCAGTGATTTAGCAACAAATGAAATTAGGCTTTGCATATTCTTTTTACCCGCAAGAAAAACGAGAAACATTGTTGTCCATGAAGAATTAATACAAATTGACTGTCACGTACCATATTCATATGACTACAAAGCATATGACATACAAGCAAGAATATTTGAACTCTTGCAAAGAAAAAAGGTTAATAATAGGTATCTTGAATTTGAAGGACAATTAGGCGAGCTATCCACTGCGGATGGCTTTTTTTGTGCAGGAAGCAGATACCAATTTTACAGAAATGTTTAGAATTTTGAAAGAAGAAAGGAAGTGTTTATATGCAACCAATAGTATTTAACAAAGCTGGTAAGATTTTATTAAAACAATATGTAAATGGCGTTCCAACAATGGAGAAATCTTTATCAAGAATGGGTGTTGTTCAGCAAATAACTCCTAATATTAGTATCAATGGAACTCCAATTGAAGATGGTAATAGTTTATGGGACGCTGCTAACCTTGATACAGGAATTGAAGCGACAATAGCTGTTCAATTAGGATATATGCCTACTGAACTTTATGCGTTTATTATGGGTGATGAATCCAAAATATTAGCAACTGCTGATTTCCCTGTAATTGATGAAGAGATTATAGTACCCGAAACTACTCCTTATGAAGTAACCTTAAAACATACTCCTACTGCTGACGGTGTTATTGTTGTAGATATTCACAATAAAGCACTTACAAAAGAGACAACGACTCCTGCTGTTGGAAAGTATGTGTTAGCGAGTAATAAATTGACTTTCCATAAAGATGATGCTGGCAAAGCTTTATTTGTAACTTATTACTATTCTGCAAGCAATGTAACTAATTTTGGATGCCTAAAACTCCTGTTAGACCTGTTTATCAGTTAGTTATTGTAGGTGAAGCACAAGGCGAAGATGAAACTCTTTACGAAGTTGCAACTACTGTTGATAAGTGTAAAGTATTAGGAAATATCAATCCTCCACAGCAAGGCGGAACTCCAACCCCTGTAACTATTACATTTACAGTATTGAAACCAAGAGGAACTAATAAGGCTGTTGATTACAAAGCTGTTGCCCTTGAATAATTAATGTTTAAAGAAAATTAGGAGGAAAGATTATGGCTAAAGAAACTAAAACTCCTACTCCCCTATCAGTAATGTTGGGGAGCGGAGATTTTTTAATTGTAAAAGATAAGAAATACAAAGTAAAACCAATAGCTTTAAAAGATATTGAGGAATTTATGAGTGATGAATTAAGCATAGGTTCTCAATTATTCAATATTACTAATCCTGAACGAAGAAAGAAAGTTGACAGATGGCTTACAGGATATTGTTTAGATGAAAAAGACAATCCTATAAACCTTGAAACAGCTATGAATGAAGGTTGGGATATAGTTGACTTAAAAGAATTTATGAAAAAGTTGTGTGATATATCGGGATAGCCACGGCTCCCTCCAGTGATAGCGAGGATAAATATAGCAAGTTGACTTTTGATGAGCTTAAAAGCGAGTGCATTAAAAGGAAACTTGCTTTTTCTTTTGATATGGACGTTGAGCAATTAATTAAGTTGCTCAAAGATGATGACAACAAGCCTCCTGACTGGGGGAAAATCTATTCAAGGGTGCTATATCATACAGGAATACACTATGAAGAAATTGCAAGAAGAACTATTCCTCAAATTATGGCTATCTTGGATGGAGCCGGTGAAAACATATCAATAAAATTAGGGTTGCCTACAAGCGATTCTCAATCCCCTACTACAACTAACGAGCCACCAAAAGTTAGTCAATTTGCAGCTATGGCGAATATGTTTAGTGGGATATAGTAACTATTTTTTTGGATTTTGGCTTAACGCCCACTCTAACAGCCATTTAATTGCTGCTGCTCTGGAAGTAAACCTGTTTTTAAATTGAAAATCATCAATCTTGTTAAGTAGTTCTGTATCTATAACAAAACTAAGAAACGGTTTTTTAGATGGCATTCAATTCACTCCTTTCAAAAGCATTATAACTCATATAACCTATGTTGACAAGTATTATTTTAAGTGTTATAATGGTTATAATGGTTATAGCGATAGAAAAGGGGGTTTAATAAAGAATGAAATCTTTAATTAAAGTAAATTGCGAGTTTTGTGGCAAAGAGTTAGAACGTCATCCGTATAGGTTGAAAAGGTCAAAACATCAATTTTGTTGTTCGGAGCATAGGGTTGAATGGATGGCTACTATCAAAGGTAAAGACCATTGGCTATACAATCACGAAAAAAGAATTTGTCCTCAATGCGGAAAAGAATTCGAAGCATATCCTTCCGAGAAAACAAAATTTTGTAGTCTTGAATGTTATCACGAATCCAAAAAGCAGCGTGGTAATTGTATAGTGTGTGGCAAAGAAGTAAATTTTAGAGGTTCTAAATATTGTAGTCGTGAGTGCATGGGTATTGATAGACAAAAGAGAATTGAGAAAGTTTGCGGTATATGCGGAAAAAAGTTCACCATACGCCCTTGTGAAGATAGAGGGGAAAATAATGTTTGCTCTAAAGAATGTTCTGATAAGCTAAAACAAGTAAAACCTATGTATAGCGATGAAGATATGACAAAATATCTAATTGAATTAAAAGAACAGTTAGGAAGAATACCTAATTTAACTGATTTAAAAACAGAGACAGTGGCGAACAAAGATTCGCTACATTGGGCATTATATGTACGCAGGGGTGGAATCCGATATTGGCAGAAAAAACTTTTTGGAAAAACTACTTGGAACTTTGTATGGGAAGATGAGTGTATAGAATTTTTTAATAAAACATTGGGATATCCGGAATTCAAAACACAAAAAACATTCTCGTGGTTGAAAAATTATGACAACGGCAAGGAAAGACCTGGTGTACTTAGGATAGATTTATACTATCCAAAATATAAACTTTGTATAGAATTCGACGGCGAAGGACATTTCCAAGAAATTAATTGGAAAAAAGGGAATAACGAAACTTTAGAGGAGGTTCAGGAAAGAGATAGATTAAAAGACAAGTTAGTAAAAGAGCATGGATTGAAAATGCTCCGCTTTAGATATGACGAACCACTAACAACTGAATATGTAACAGAAAAGTTAAAAAAGTATATTGGTTTTATCTAAATTTAAACGTAACACATAAAGCACTTATTGAGGTGCTTTTTTTATCCACAAAAGGTGGTGATGATATATATGGACGACCAAAGTATGGTAAAGGTGATGCAGTCATTAGATTTAGACTATAGCAAAGCCATTTTATCAACAAAACATTTCGAACAATCAATACAAAGTTTAAATAAACAGCTATTAGGAATGAAAGGGATTGCCATACAAACAGCTAAAGATGTTGGTAATTCCTTTTCTTCTACTCTTGGAACTTCTGTTGGTAGTAAATCAATTGTAGACCAGTACGGAAACGCATTTAAGACAATTCAATCTCAATCCGCCAAAGCAGGAACAGGCATAACACAGAGTTTCACGCCTGCTACAAAAGCGGCTAAAGACCACATTAAGACAGTTCAGGATGTTGGCAAGGAATACAGTATTATGGATAGTCAATTTCAAAGAAGGATATCATGGTTTTTGACAGGTGGCTTGATATTTGGCTCTCTAAAAGGTGCTAAAGAAGCCATTACAACTATCAAAGACGTTGAAATGGGCATGATAGAGATTGCGAGAGTTATGGAAGATAGCACTTTTGTATTTGAAAACTATCGAGATGAATTATTACAATTAGGCGTTGATTATGGACAATCATTTGAAAATGTTCAACAGATAGCTTTAAGGTGGGCGCAATCTGGTTACAATGTTGCTGATTCATTAGAACTTACTAAGACTTCCCTATTGGCTTTAAATACTGCTGAATTAGACGCTAAAACTGCTACTGAATCAATGATTGGTATTATGGCTCAATGGAACTTACAAGCCGAAGATTTAGCGCTTGTAATGGATAAAATCAATCTTACTGCTTGGGCGGCATAGACCGCAAACAGGCGTTTAGATAGGCAACTATCTAAATTATTACTGGGTGAATTGCTGGGATATCCTAAAGTCTTACATCCTACAACGTGACTGGAAACGGTGAGCGTGAACGGTTGAAAAATTGTAAGAATATATGGACAATCAGCAGCCAAGTTCCTGTTCTGAAAAGATGGAAAAGGTTCAACGACCAGAACATACTACCTAAACCAATTGGCATGGTAATGAAGTTCGTAGGGATTATTTCCGAAGCGCCCAGCATCCTATAAAGGATGAAGATATGGTCTATCAAGTCTTGAAAGAGACTTTATAAGAGGATAACTACTCTGTTACATCTCAAGATTTAGTGGACGGCTTATTGCGTTCGAGTGGTGCTGCAAGAATAATGAACCTGTCATTAGATGAAACCATTTCATTATTAACCATTATGCGTGAGGCAAGCGGTAGAACAGGACAAGAAGTAGGAAA